ATAAGTACTATAAAAAGTCTTATCCTTATCTATTTCCATGCGATAGCCTGATCTTTCTTGGGTCTGTCTTTCTAAACGGAACATCTCCATGGAGGGTTTCTCTCCAAAGAGGTCAAAGAGATACCATAGACCTTCTATCTTATTTTGTGCGAATGCTAAGGAATAAACGCCTAAGAGGAGTAGAAGTATTATGTGTCTCATATTGTTTGATTCTATACAGCGTACAAAATTAGTAAAAATTATTGATAAGTGGTGGCTTTTCATTCTTCTCTATTCATTTTAAAAAATTCTTTGAGTTTGCCCTCTTTTTCATAGTTATAGAGTGCCTTCATCACCCAAGCGGGGGGATACTTTCCATGAGTGAGGACAAAGATATTCTTGACAGCCTTACTTACAGGGTATAGCAGGGTCATCAGTTGGAGGGTACTCTCAAAGAGTTCGCCTGTTTTGGTATCGGTTAAAGGGACTTCTAACAATTCCAAAAGGATATATACCGCCGCAATGACTGCAAGCATTTGGGCGTTTTTCTTTAGCAGCTCCTGCAAGGAAAAAGTACGCTGACGCAGGTGGTAGGCAACCCCGACAAACATATTGACCACAAGGGCTACTGCTAATGCCACTAGAAAAGCCTCATGGGTCTGTTGCCAAGAGTGGAAGTAGCGGTATAGGAGCATGATGGGGGCGCTACGAGAGAGCGTTTGCCAAAGGTAATACAGCCTATCACGTAAGGCTATGGGCGTATCTGAATGATACAAGAGGACTAAGGGAACAAGGAAAAAAAACATAGGATAATTAGTTAATTTGACGATTTGTCAATTAGCCGATTTGGCGATTGGTTGATTTGACGATTTGCTAATTGTCTAATCGACTCATTAGCTAATTGCCCAATTGACTCATCGGCTCATTGACTCATTAAATTAGTTCTTGAATATGTGCGGTAATCTCCACTGTGGCAGCGGCTTGTCTCAAGGGCGTATGTAGGCAGGGGAGGCATGCCTTGAGGATCGCCAAGCGGCGGGCAAGGTAGGCATCGAAGATCTCACGCTTGTCCTGTACCTTGAGGGAGGCATCGAGGAAAAGGAGCTTGAGGGCAGCACCCGAAGGGGGCGACATGGAACGGACACTCTGATAGGAAATGTCGGGAGTCTGTGTGAGCGTATAGATCATACGTAGCAGGGTATCCATCTCCAGCTTGACCGACTCAGGAGCATTGTGCCAAGAGATATATTGCATGGAAGCATCTTTGTCCCCCTCTATAATCGCGCCAGGCTCACCCTTTTGGCTCCAACCCTGTATGTGTCCTGTAACAAACAGCTTAGGTGCGGCATGGTAGTCGTTAGTCTCGGCGAAATTGGACAACAGGTGCTCCAAACGCTCAATGAGCGGATCCACTTCTTCGGTTTCTCGGTGGGGCTGATGGGCATATACCACGGGAATCTTCCCAATAGGATTGGGCTTAGGGTACCCCTCCTCCAGTAGATATTGTCCTGATACCATGCGCCAAAGATAATGGTGGGTAGCCGTGTAGGTCTCGAAATAATCCGTTAGCTCCCCTACCCCTGTTTGGGTATTTGTACTAAGACTCTTATAAGCACGGGAGAAAGCTGTCATATCGCCCGTTTGGTCAAAATAGGGATAGAGGGTATCCCCAAAAGCAGGTGAAAAAAGACTACAACGGAGCTTGAACTGGCAAGGAAAGCCATAGTCATAATGAGTGGTTGCCGTAGGAACAGGATACCACAGTTCGGCACACTCGCCAAAGGAGAAGGTGGCACGAGCAATACGTCTGTTCAGGCTATTGTCCTTGGCCTGAGTGAGGATTTTCAGGATAGCCGCATAGGCTTGTTGCTCCTGCTTGTCCTCACTAGCACATTCATAACGTACTGACTTGCCAAAGAGAAAAGCCACGGAACGCTTGATGATAAGCTGTTGCAAGGGCAGTGCAATGCGAGCTACAGGCTCCATGCGTACGCCCTCAGTGGTCTGTACCTGCTTATCCCGCCTAAGCACGGGATCATTGACAGGGTGAAGCGCAGGATTAAGTGCTTTTTGCGCTTCCGTAGGATTGGGTAAGGGAGCATTGCGCCCCGACTTGAGTAAAGAAATGTTTATCATAATTAAGTGAAAAAATGAAAAGTGATTAGTGGTTAGTGGTTAGTGATTAGTGATTAGTGAAAAACGAAAAATGAATAGTAAAGCTAGCGAATACTCGGAACTTGGTATATGGGAGCGCTAGAAGCTCTTTCTATAATAGGCACGAACTGGAGAATCGTGATTAAGTGAATAACGAATAGTGAAAAGAGAAAAGTTATTAGTGAAAAGTGAAGAGTGAGCGCCTAAATAGCGTTTTTCACTATTCACTTTTCACTATTCACTATCTAAGTCCGAACATAGCCGCTAAATCCACTTTCTTTGGGGGTTGTCGGCATTCTACCGAGCCCGTAAGGGCATCGGGGGCATCATCATGGGCGTTGCTGCCCACACGAAGGTAACCCGTAAGATCACGCGCAAACTTCGGGAAACGTTTCTTCCAATCCAAAGGCATCTTGATCAACTTCTGTACTGAAGCCGAAGCGGCAAAAATCCTTGCCGCCTTGTTCTGCCCCTGATGAAAAGGATAAAAGCGCGTCAGCCTATTGCCCATATCATAAGCGCGTTGTTGTAAGTTGCTCACAAACAAACCTCCGCCGTTGTTGCTCTCTATATGGCAGCGTTCTACTTGGTGCTGTTGGAGCATATAAGTAAGAGTCGTCTCCGTCACTTCCATAGGCTCCTTCGTATAAAGCACATCAATGATGTAATTACCTTCCTCTGCTTCCTTGTAGAACAAGGCGCATAGGTAGTCTGCCCCACTATCAGCAGCATCTATATACGCTACTGACTGGGAACGATAAGGTAGTTCTGTATAACAAGTAAACTCCTCGTACATGAGTCCTTGAGAAGGTTGTGGATTCTGCTGATACATGCTTTCAAAGACAGTTGGGGTACGCTCCTTGATTTCTAGGAGTTTGGTCAAACTATGTCGTTCAGGCCATAGAGGTTCGCCCTCTGCTCTGGGGTCTAGTTCGTTCGGCGGCTTGTTCTGTATGGCGGGGAAGCTAATAAGCGTCCAACCTTGTGGGTTGTCTATGGGGTCATACTCTCCTTCTTGTTCGAGCAAGCGACCTGCTAAGTCTTCCATGTGCCAACGCGTAAAGACCATCAGCTGTTGGCTATCGTTGTGCAGTCGTGTAGAGGCTACCGTATCGTACCAGTCAGCTACGTTCTGCCTGATGACAGGTGACCAAGCCGAAGCCGCATCCTTATACAAGTCGTCCATGATGAGCATATCCACAGGTTCTCCGGTGAGGGAGCCGCCTACGCCTATGGTTTTGAAACTGCCTTGATAGCCCACTATCTCACATTCGTCAGCATTGCGCGCGTAGTTACGACTGCGTTTGCCCTGTTCTTGGTAGCTTGTTTTTCCTGCAAGGAGTGTTTGTGGGAATAGCTCATAATACCTATCATCGTCCATGATACGTTGGAGTTCGCGGTTGAACTTACGTGCTTTGGTAGCGTTGTAGGAGACAATCGCAATACGCTTATCAGGGTCTTGTCCTAAGACAAAAGCAGGTAATCTTCGTGTTGCTCCCTCACTCTTTCCGTGTTGGGGCGGCATGGTGATCATCAGCTTTTTGATTTCTCCCATCGCAAAGCGGGTAAGTACCTCGTAATAGGCAACATGAAAAGGCGCAGGGATAAAAGAAGGGAGTGTATAGCGGGTAAAGGAAAGGAGATTCCTCTCCCCCAACCCCCTCTCCTTCGGAGAGGGGGCTGCTAAGCAGGCGAGGGCTTCGGAGGTGTAATTGTCATCATCATTGTTGCCCATGCTGGCGCGAGTTTGCAGCTCGTGCCTACCAAGAGTGGAGTCTTCGGCTCCTATAAGAGAGTTACAAACACTATCATCAGTACAAGCTACAAGTTCACGACAACAAGAATTGTTGTTGCTTGTATTACATTGGGTGAATCGCTCACCTGCTCTGCTTCTATAATCACGGGTTGTTCGCTTTTCACCCACATACCCAAGCTTCAAGTTTTCGCTTGGCTTTAATCTTATTTTCTCACTTCCCCATCCTTCTAAGCGCATAATGATACGGATAGCGGCAATACTATTGTTGATGGTAGGGACTACAGTCTCTCCATCGCTATCCAAAGGCTCA